TCACATTAAGTAGTGCAGTTGCTTCTCCAAACGATATTGAAGTATTCGTAGGTAATGTTCGCCAAGAACCTACTGATGCTTATACCGTTAATGGAACAACTCTTACAATGTCTGAAGCGCCAGCAAATGGAATGAACTTCTATGTCGTATTCAAAGGTGTAGAAGAGAACTCAGTAGTTCCTGCTGATAATTCAATTAGTTCTGCAAAGATTGCTTCAAGTGCAGTGACAGATGCAAAGATTGCTTCTGGCATTAGTTCTTCAAAACTTACTGGTGCGTTGCCTGCCCTAGATGGTTCTGCTTTAACAGGATTAGGTAAAGTACTTCAAGTAGTTTCTGCGAGAACAGCTGTTCAAGCAAACACTGGTGGCCCATGGGCTAGTACTGGATTGTCAGCATCTATAACCCCATCAAATGCCAACAATAAAGTTTTGGTATTGGTATCACAACCTATGGCATTTACTATTGGCACAACTGCTGATAGATATTGTGAGGTACAATTGAGAAGGGGAAGTAGTCAAAGGGCAATTGCGAGACAAAATTGGCAGGGGATGTGGGGAACACAATCAATATCTGAGGCGAATTGGGTACAAACATTCATTTTACTAGATGATCCAAGTACAACTAGTGCAACAACATATGATACAAGGATTCAAGTAAGTGCTGGTACTTGTGATATTTACGCACAAAAGGGTGGCAATAGCGATGCATTGATTACCTTAATGGAGATTGAAGCATAATGGATATTATAACTAAAAAAACTCTGGCACTCAAAAAACTACATCCAAACTATATAAGTTCATTGGGTGATAGACATTATAATACTGATGGTGAAGAACTTGTTATCAATCAAAGTAATCTTGATTCTAAAATTGCAGAGGTTGATTTAGATGAACTTCGTGTTGAACGAAATCAAAAACTCGCAGAATCCGATTGGACACAGATGGCAGATAGTTCTCTGACTGATTCGGTTAAAGCAGAATGGGTAACGTATAGAACTGCTCTAAAAGATATAACAGATAGTGCAACATCACTGGATGATGTTGTTTGGCCGGAGAAACCATAATGGCATTAAGTAAAATACAAGGAATTGAAGGACAGGTTACACCAAACCTTGGACGTAGAAATCTGGTAATCAATGGTGCTATGCAAGTGGCACAACGTGGAACTACGTTTGACTATAGTACCCCTTCTGGAAATAAATATACAACTTGTGACAGATTTTCGTTTTTTAAATCTGCTGGTACATATGAGCTTACCAACACGCAAAGTACAGACGCACCAGCAGGATTTAGTCATAGTTGGAAAGTTGTAAATGATGCAGTTTATACACCAACAGGTAGTGATAATCTTGGCATAAACCAAAACATAGAAGTTAGTAATGGACTTCAAGGATTTGGATTTGGTACTTCAGAAGCAAAAGATATTACATTTTCTTTTTATGTTAAAGGAACACCTAAAACTTATACATTTCAAACAAATTATGTTGGAACTGATGGTGAACAGAAAACCCAAATGAAGTCCTTTGCAGTAACTAACACATGGACACGAAAGGTTATAACATTCTCTGCTGGTGGAGCAAGTAGTTCCGTAGGTATAGAACAAGACCAAACTAGTGCTGGTATGAATTTTAGGGTTTGGTTAGCATCTGGGCCGGACGATATTTCATCAGAAATAACAACATGGACTGCTAACCCTTCCCCCACCTATAAAGCAGTTACAGGACAAGATAACTTTTTCGATGTTATAGGTAATGAATTTTTTATCACAGGTATCCAATTAGAAGTCGGCGATACTGCTACAGAATTTGAGCACCGTTCATACGGTGAAGAACTGGCGCTTTGCCAGAGGTATTTCTATTCTTGGACTAGTTCTGGACTAAGTGATAGTATATATATTAAAAGTCCTTATGCATCAGGCACACCACCAAATACTTCGGCATCTGCAGCTTATACCTTTCCTGTTACCATGAGAGCTAATCCTACAATGGCCGCCTTAACTGGTTCTGCTGTTACAAACTTAAATAGATTTACTTCAAGTGTTCATAACTGTTGTATACAACATGCTTCAACCAGTTCTGGCGGTGCCATTTCTCTTGATACTTGGACAGCAGAGGCGGAGATATAAAAAATGGAAATTACAAACGCACAATATAGATTAGATGATAACAGTGAAAACTGTCAAGTTAGGGCCACTATAGATGGACAAGTGATGTTTGTTCCTATGGATGCAAACAACATGCACTATGCAGAAATTCTAAAACAGGTTGCAGATGGTGATTTAACAATTGCAGATGCAGACTAAATAGTATGAACGAGATTAGGAAAAAATAATATGCCATTCATAGGACAACAACCGTTAACAGGTGCGTACTCTAAGTTGGATTCAATTACAACTTCAGCAACCGCAACCTATAACTTACAGTTGGATAGTGCTGCTTATTCTCCAGCAAGTGCAAACCATCTATTGGTTTCCCTTAATGGTGTTATGCAGGCTCCACAAGATTCATTCACAGTTAGTGGTTCAACAATCACATTCGCTTCTGCATTAACAAGTTCTGATAACATCGACTTCATCATGGCGATGGGTGATGTTCTTAATATTGGAACACCAAGTGACGGAACGGTTACAACTGCAAAGATTGCTGCAAGTGCAGTGACAGATGCAAAGATTGCTGCAAGTGCAGTGACAGATGTAAAGATTGCTTCTGGTATTAGTTCTTCAAAACTTACTGGTGCTTTACCAGCACTTGATGGTTCTGCATTAACTGGAACTGATGCCACCACCGTTTATGACCAATTTAGACTAACCTCAAATAGAAGTGGTGATGGAGATATTACTGCAAATATTGAAAGAGTTGATGATGCTTCGATTGCATCAAACTCTAGTAGTCAAGTTTCCGAATCTAGTGGTGTTTTCAGTTTTCCAGAAACAGGAATATATTTGGTAGTATTCGTATACAAAATGTTATGTGGAAATAATGATAACATTGTCGGTAGAATTATGGTTACAATAAACAATAGTTCTTATGATGATGTTGCACAATCAAATTGTAGTGGCCCATCTGGATTAGACCAAACAGGTGGTTGCACCACACTTATTGATGTTACAGACACATCAAATGTTAAGGTAAAATTTAATATGACAAGTGTGGGTTCTGGTTCAAATCTAATTGGTAGTACAGACACATCACAAACTGCATTTACTTTTATTAAGATAGCAAACACATAAGGGGTATATGATGGATTATTTACAAATTGCACTTGCAAGATTAAATACAGAAACCCCTAATTGGTGGGGATTTGCAAAAACAGATTCAGATGGAAATGCTATTCCAAATGACCAAAGAATGACATATGATAATGTAATTGTCATTATAGATGGTGTTACAAAACCGACTGAAACACAAGTAAACGCAAAGATTGCTGAAGTAAAACTTGATGAAGTCCGTTCAGTTCGCAATACTAAACTTGCAGAAACAGATTGGGTTGTCACTAAGCACAAAGAGTTAGGAACTAATATTCCTACTGCAATGAAAACATACAGAGCAGCTCTCAGAGATATAACAGACAGTGCAACATCTTTAGATGATGTAACTTGGCCGGAGAAACCATAATGGCGTTAATTAAAGTAAAAGAACGTGGAAGAGAATCCATAAATCTTGGGCGTAGGAATGTTATCATCAATGGTGATATGACCATTGCTCAGAGAGGCACCTCAGCAAATACTACTGGCGGTTATCACAATATTGATAGATGGAATTACCAACACAGTACAGATGGTGGATTTTCTGGAACACAATCATCTGATGTTCCATCTGGAACTGGATTTACAAAATCTCTTTTATGGACAGTTACGTCTGCTGATTCCAGTTTTTCTTCTGGACAGTATGCATATATTAGACAAACTGTAGAAGGACGAAACTGCGCCCACTTAAAACTAGGAACAAGTGATGCCAAAACGATTACTCTTTCATTTTATGTAAAATCGTCTGTCACTGGAACATTTTCTGGTGCAATGTGTAATGACGGTTTTAATAGGTCTTACCCATATACCTATACTATTAACAGTGCTAATACATGGGAGAAAAAATCTGTAACCATTCCTTGTGACACATCTGGTACTTGGAGAACAGACCATCAAAGAGGATTCTTTATATCTTGGGCACTTGGTTCTGGTTCTCTATATGGCTCAGGAACAGCAGGACAGTGGAATGCTTCTGGTCAAATAGCTGCAGCTGGAACAACAAATCTTATGGCAACTAATGGTGCAACTTGGTATATGACAGGATGTCAA